ACGAATTGCGGCGGTGGCTGCCGTGCTTGACATCTCAATGCCTTTAATTGTGCCGCTTGTTATTCTGTCAATCGATGTTATTATTGTGGTTGCTGATGTTAGCATTTGCCCGGTTACACTCATTACCTCGCCGATAATGCCTTCAAATTGGCTGCCGAGACTCTGCAATGTGCTGCCCAATTCTGAAAGTGAGGCAATTGTTTGTTTAAGGTTCTTATCCTTTGCAAGTTCCTTTGTTGACTTTTTTGCTTTGGTTTTGAATTGGTCGTATGCACTTGTTGCCATATCAAGTTTTGATTTCAAAACGATGTACGCTTCGGAATCCTGTTCGCCGTTGGCTTCCATTGTGGAGAGTTGCGATTGTATGTCGTTTATCATATCGACAAATAATTGTAATTGCCCGGCGGTGGCCTTTTGTGTTGCATTCAAAATTCTTTGCACAAAATCGCCGTCAACATCTTGATATTTACCTTTCAATATATCAATATCAGCCTTTGCAAAATCTTCAACTTGTTGTTTTTGTTTTTCTTTGTCTGCTGATGTGAGGCTTTCGTCTGCGTCGATTGCTGCAATGTCTGCCGCTTTTTGTTGTTCAATTCTTACCAATTGCGCCGCCATTTCCTTGGCGTTGTTGATTTTCTCCTTATTCTGTGCCATCTGCAAACGGATTTCGGCTGCTTGCATTTCGTTATAGAGAATTTCTTTTGCTTTGTCGTCGGTTTCTTTCTCGTATTGCAATCTGATTTTTTGAATTTGTTTTTGTATGCGTTCGGTTTCAGGGAGTAAGCCGTCCAAATAGTCCTGATATGCTTTTTGTGCGTTTGCAAGGTCGCTGTTAGACGTGCCGAGAATGTTTTTTGCCTTGTCGTTCAAATAATCATTTTTTTCTTTTTTCTGTGGGTCGTCGTCGGCTATGGCTGCGCGTGCCTCTTCAATAACTTTGAGTTGGTCGGCGATGTCCCTTGCGAAGAGCATATTTTTGTCCAAATCTGATTTAAACAAGTCCATTAAGCCCTCGCGCTGCGTCTCGATAATTTCCATATTGATTTTTTTAATAGCCAGCGCGTTGCCTTTGTATTTATCTTTCAGGTTGTTTAAAAACTCCTCATAATTTGCGCCTTGTTTAAGCAATGAGGCATAGACCGTTTGCGCGTTGTCGCGAATGTCCGCCGATGTTGAATTTGAAAGTTTTGAATAATCAGCATAGTTTTTTTTCTGACGTTCCATAAGGTCTTTTAACGGGTCGCTTTTGTCGTTCAAAAGTTCGCCGTAAATTGCCGACATAATATCTTTATTTCCTTTATTTTTTGGGTCGTTAGCCAAAGTTTTAAGGTACTCCCTCCACGTTGTAACCGATTTACCAACATCACCTTGTAATTCTTTCAACTTTGCGCCAAAATAATTTTTAAGGGTTTGGTCTCCACTAATCAAAGCGGCTTGGTAATTCTCAAATATTACTTTTTTCTCTTTAAATGAGGCGATATAATTATCAGTTGCTTGTTTGTTTTTCAAAATCTCGGCAAGTTCCTTTTCTCCTGCTGCAACATTGTTATTAGCATTTTCGATAATTTGTCCGATGTTGGTTTTTAATGTATTAAATTCTGAGGTAAGTTTTGCAACATAATTTTCGTTACCTTTTGCAATTGCTTCGTCATCAAACCATTCTGTAAAATTATTAATATCGGTCCACAAATGTAGTTCTGTATTACCTTTAAAATTGCCTTTATCATCAACTGAACCATATTTTAATTGTGCTTGCAATAGTTCGCTTTGCTTTTCAACCAACACATTATATGCCGCTGCGGCTTGTGCCTTTGCCATAACAGTAGCGATAAACGTATCTTTTTGTTCCACCAAAAGTTTTTCCGCGTCGGCAACGGACGTAACCGAGGCCCCGAGTTTCTCGAACTCTGATTTATTTTCAGCGATAAACCGTGTTTTATCCTGCAAGTTGTCGCCGAGTTCGTTCCATTTCTTTGATAATTTCTCGATTGTGATTATAGCCGGTGCGCCCGCGTCTGCCATACCCTTGTTAATATCTTCTTTGACTTGGTTCAATTCTCGGAATTTTGAAATAATATTGTAAAGAATCGGAATTAACAAAGTAAGACCGGCGGTGGCTGCCGCGGTGGCTACGGTGGCAACTTTCGCCGCTGCTGCCTCTGACAAATGCGCTTTGCCCAAAAGGTTAGTTACAACTGTTTGCAATTTCGTTGCCGCAATATTCGCCATCCTACGTGCGTATGAATCTTTGTTTAAAGTTGCCGAAACTACCGCCAAACCGTTTGCAATGTTGGTAACAGAATTTAACGTTGTCATTGCCTTGGTAAGTTCTCCGGTTGACGCGCCCATTAATTCCATACCTGATTGTGCCGTGGATAATGCTGAGTTTACGCCGCCGAGTGCCACCGAGGTTGCTTTAATCTTTGCATCATCGTTTGCAAAAATCTCGGTTTGCGCTGCCACGTCGCCGCGAATATCTTTCAATCGTCCTGCCTCTTGCAACAATTCACGATACATATCTGTATCTTCTTGCCCTGCGGCTGCAAGGTTTTGCATTTCTCTTTGAATTAACTTTAATTGCTGTGTAATAGTTTCTCCCTCGATTTCTTTTCTCTGTGCCTCAATCTCTTTGTTCAAATCTTGACGGGCTGCTATCTCGGCTTGCAAGTTGGCTATTTTCTCGGCTGCGCCATCATCGGTGGTGTTGATACGTTGGATTTCGTCGTTTAACGCTTTGATGTGCAAAGTGTTTTCCTTATACACTTTATCAAGGCCTTTAAGCGCTTCAGACTGAATAGCAGAGACGTTTTGCAACTGTTTTTTCACATCGTCGAGATCCACGTTCGACACTGCCGATTGTGTCGGTTTAATGGCGTTGACCTGTGCGGCAAGTGTGCGGTAAGTCTCGGTGTTTTCTTGACCGAGCCTTTCCAAACGTTCCATTTCTGCGTTTACAAGTTGCAACCATTTTGCTGTGTTGGATTCTGCAATTTCCTTTTTGCTTATCTCTAATTGTTCGTTGAGTAGTTGTTGGTATCTGATACGCTCCTGTAATGCAGTCAATTGTTCTTTATCGGCGTTGCCGCTTTGTGTTAGGCTTTCAATCTCTTGTTTCAATTGTTCGATTGATTCCCGGTTCCCTGCAATTTCCGCGTCGATACTCTCAAACATTGCAGCCTGTTTGTTGCTGATGTCCTCAAACTCCTTTGCCAACCCTGCGACGCCCCAATCTTTGAAATTGATTTTACCGGTTTTTGCCGCGGTGTTGGTTACGGTGTCGAGTGTGGTGTTAAGGCTTTCGGCTGCCGTGTTGGTATCAGATATTGAACCGTTGATATGGATAAAATTGTTATCCACTGCCTCTGATAGGGATTTTGTTGTGTCTGCAATTCCCAATATTATATCTTTGGTTTGCTTTGCCTGTTTTTCGATGTCGCCGTTTTTCAGGATAACATCAAATTCAAGTGCTCCGATATTTGTTGCCATAATGATTTTAATTTAAGTGGTTTGTTTTTTTAATCCAGTCCGCAATTTCTGCGGCGTTGTTGTTTGTCAGCCTTACCGCGCCCGATTTTTTGTTGTCTCCGTCTTTGCTTTCATAGTCGTAATGTGGCAAATCTGCCAAAATGCGGCTTAACACGGCGTAACTGATACCGTGGTTGACATAGTCCCACGTCCAATGAAAATGTTCGCAAATCGAGCCTCTACGCCCAAAGAGGGACTTTAACCCTCTTACCCTATCCGCTCCCTCGTTGTCCGAGTGGCGCACATCAAGCGAATAGAACTTAAAAAAGAACCGATATTGCTTAATGATGTTAATACTACAAACAATTGTTCCATTTGCGACGGTCTTACACCATTTAACACTATGTTTGTAAGGTCTTTTAAAGCCGCCTCGTCCTCTTTGTATGTGCCGTTGCTCTGCCTTAAAAAAAGATTCTCACCGAGCGCAAAAATTGCAATAATTCTCGCCATCCGCTTTGATTGTGTATAAGCGATTTTTTGTGCTATTGCAACGGCTTTGTCTTTCGTGTTGAGTTGCTCCTCGTCGATGTTCAATTTTACAATTTCGAGAGAAACACGGTCTAATATTGCAAGTGTCGGCTCTTGAAATTCAATGTGTTTTATCTTGTGCTCCGGCTTTCGACGTTTCCAAAATTGCCAAAATCGGCGCGGTGTGGTTTCTGAGTATGGAATGCGAATATTAACACCCTTATGTAAAAGGAGATTGAGTTCGTTTTCTTCCATTTCGTTTTTCTCTGTTTTGTCTGCCATAATGTTATCATATTAAAAAAGCCGTGCCGGGTATGTTCGGCACGGCTTTGCGATACAAAAAAAACTAATTTAACAAAATACTGAAATATGGATTTACAATTACTCAGGTTTCTCGTATTCTTTTGTTGCAACGTCGGAATCAGTCATTAATGACTTAACGGCAATTGCTTTAATGGTTGTGTCTGCCGAGATTGTAATCTTAGAAGAGTAAGCGGTGCTTTCGCTTGTCGGTGTGTCTCCGTTTGTGGTGTAATAGATAGTTGCACCGTCGGTAGCACATGACAATGTTACATCAAGGGTTGAACCCTCGGTCCACGAATCAGGCGAGAATGTAGGTGTTGCGACTTTGGTTGACGGTGTGGGGCTTGGTGTGACGTCTTGCATTTTTTCCAAAGTGAGTTTTGAAACTCCCGCCTTGGTTGGCTGCAAAACAGTTCCTGAAACTGAAATTGTCATCATGCCTGTGTTTGAAAAACCGCCAACGATTTTAGCAACGATTTTCATTCTCGGAATTTTGAAAATGAAACCTTGGTCGGGTTCAATCTGTACCGACTTTTCGATAACCGGCATTTTTTCGGGAGCGTTCCATTTTTCTCCGTCGGTCTCGTCCTTTGTGCCGCCAAACAATGTAACCATAACGTCAACGTCGGGGTTCATCAGTTCAAAAGCAAAATTGATTTTACCGGCTTTCGCGATTGAAACAACCGGGTCGTCTACCTCTTCCGCGTTGAAATCGGTAACTTCGGGGTCGTCCTGTTCAAATGTGCAAGAATCAGCCTTTGTGTAACCCAAAGTTGCAAGGCTGGTTCCCATTCCGCCGTCGCCTGCAATGTCGCCGACTTTGATTGCGGACAATCCTAATGTATAGATCTTTGTTGCCATTTTTTTTTAAAGTTTAATGATTAATATTACAGTTAATCCAGTTGATTCTCAAATTAGAATAGTGCATATCGTTAAATGCAAATATCGATTCTGTTTGTATCTCAAACGCAAAATCAGGAATTACGGCATTTTTTAACACCGTGCGCACCGTGTTGGATAGTTCCACTATCCTTACTGCGTTCGGGTAGTGCTGTTGCTTGTGGTTGACCTGAGCCAACAAATCAGGCACATAAATGCTGATGTTGGACGTGCCTTTCTGCGGTCGTGTCTCTGAAATATCAAGGGTGTTGATTGAGATAAACTCACCCTCGTAATATTCAGGCACTTTGTACACGAAAACATCACCCGAAAATACCGCGTTTAATGCGTCGGAATTTTTCAGGGTTTTAAAGAAAATACTATCAATTTCAAATACTGCCATTTTAGTTGATGTATAATTTCGTGTTTAATTGGCTTTTGACGGTTTTTAAATTAAGGCCAAAAACCTCTAACTTACCCAACAATGTGTAATCTCCCAAAAGTTCGGTGTTGATTATTTCATCTTCGCCGGGCTGCTGATTGAAAACGCAAACTTGCACATCTTGCGGAATGTATGATTTGGGTTGACAATATACAATACCGCTGTAAACCACTTTTGTCGCCGTGTCGGTGGTAATTACTGAGCCTTTGCCGTTGCCCTCGAAACGTCCCATACAAAGGAAGTTCCATTCACCCTCTCCGCCGTCGATTATAAAACCGTTTTCGTCTTGGGTGCTTTCGGCTTTGGTCTTGATGTAGACATAATGTGGATATTGTGCGACATTCATAATTACCAAATATTAGACATATCCGTTATCTCGGGAACGCCGATTTTGTCGTCGGCAATTCCGAGTTCGGCACACGTGCGTTGATACCATATTTTTAACATCTCGATATTCCAACTAACAGAGTAGCCTCCCTCTGAAACATTGGCTAACGGTATAAGGGTTGCAAACTCTGCAACGAGGGCGCGTTTCGCCGTTGTTGGGTCCACTTCAACTGAATCGTCTGGTATCAATTCCTTTTGATTTACAAGTATCATTTCCGCCTCGTCCTCTGAGAGTGCAAATTTGTTGCAAACATTTCTGATGTATTGTTTGTAAGTCATACCGTTAAGTTTTAAAAATGCGCCCGGTGTTTAGTCGGGCGCGGTTTCACCATTCCAATATTAATAGAGAGTTGTTTAGTTGCCTTCGTTCCAACTTGAATTTTTAACGTCCATCAACATTGACAAATTGGAGGTTTGCCAAACCGGGAACGCGTTGGCGATTCCGGCTGTCATTTCAAGGATAGGCTCTTCCTCTCCGTACTTTTTGAGGCAAACATAGCCACGTTCGGCCCGGCTGAAACTAGGATTTGCCACGGTCATGTCAATTGCACGTTTCCATTTTGTTTCTCCGAGTACGGGGTTTTGAGTGAGTAAAACCACATTGTCAACAAATGGGTTGCCCGTTGTTTCGTTGGCTGCAATCTCTTGGTCGATTACTACAATCTGCAATCCTCTGAGATAACCAATAGTTTTTAACACTTGGTTAACGGTTTCGATTGTAGGAATAAAAGCAACATTGAGGGCGTTTTGTGCGAATGTGCCGCAAAGTTTGATAACCTCGTCGGTCTGTACAAAATCCATAAATGTTTTGTCTGACATAAACGCATAACGGTATTTGATACCCTTTGCGCGTCCTGCCTGAATAGCGTTGTAAAAGTCAACGGAAATGGGTTTTGCGCTTGACTTGTTAGTCCAAGCGGCTGAGCCTGAGTAGTAGCCGCGTTTGCGGTCGGTGGGAAGTTGGTAGTCAACGTCGAACGATGTAATAACACCGTCGTTGTTTTCGCCTGTGAGTTGGATTTTGCCGGTGCTGATTGAACGCAAACCGAGCCATTCAACGCGGTTGGTTACAGCGTTGTAACAATATTCCAAATCGTCGCGCCAAAGTTCAACCAAACGAGCTTTCGCTCCGGCGTCGGTGCTGTCCTCACGAATGTAAGAAATAAGTTCGTCGTATTCGTAAAGTTTGTCCTCGTCCATGCTGCGTTTTACAGCGATTTTCGGAAGGTCGCCGTCGATACGTGTAAAAGCGGGGCGGGCTTTTTCTCTGAGGCTTGTGCCGCGTGCTACGATGTCGGCAGCCTGTCTTACCTCTGCGAGGTTTTCAACGGATTTCCACGTTAAGTGGTTGGTCTGTTTAATCGGGAACAAGGTCGGGTGGTAAAGTTCTTTCATATCGAACTCGTTAACAACGGCTTGCATTCCGATTTCGGAAAATCCTGCCAATATTGAGTTTCTCATTGTGCGTTGATGTTTTAAATGTTAACAACTTTGATTAACGGCAAAGCGGCCGAAACATAACCGCTGAAATCGGGAACGCGAGATTTGCGAACTTGTCCGATTGTAACAATCTGTACAAACAAGTTAGGTTCAACGTTGTAAGAGTGTCCGAGCAAACCGACAATTTCGAGCGGGAACGCTGATCCACTTGCTCCGGCTTTCTCTGCTTGCAAAATAGCGTCTCCGGCTGAGGCTGCAATTCCGAGCGATGTTCCAACAGTGATGTCGTCGTATGCCGCGTTGCCGCTGTTATCGGCAATTGCTGTGATTGCGTACGATTTGCCCGCGGTTTTCAACATAATGAAATCACCGACTTTGAAATTGTGTCCTTTCTTGACGGTGTAGGTGGTGGCGTCGTTGGCTGCGTCGGCTGCCAAAGTTGCTGTTTTGATAACGTGGTAAAGACCGGTTGACGTGTCCAAACCAACGGGTGTGCCCTCGGCAATAGTGTCTTGGGTAAGAGTTGATGTGTCAATTATAA